TCTCTCACAGCTACCAGAGAGGTAACTCTTGGCCCAAATACTGTATCTAAAGTATGGCTGATCGAGAACGCTACTACTGGTAGTCAGACCATCACCATCAAGCAGGGTTCAGGTGCGACCGTAGACGTAGCCAGCGGCTCCAAAGTTATGGTGGTCACAGACGGTGCTGGCGCAGGCGCTGCGGTTCTTAACGCCAACCCAACCGAAGTTGGAGGCACAGTAACCAGCGTGGATGTCTCTGGCGGAACTACTGGCCTTACTACTTCAGGTGGCCCGATTACTGGCTCTGGAACTATTACACTGGCAGGTACTCTTGCAGTAGCTAACGGCGGTACTGGAGTAACTTCATCCACTGGCACAGGTTCAGTTGTTCTTTCTTCTAGCCCCACCTTGACAACTCCAGACATAGGAACCCCGAGTGCTGGCACTCTTACTAACGCCACAGGACTACCCCTCTCTACTGGTGTAACGGGAACGCTTCCTTTCGCTAACGGCGGTTCAGGTGCGATTTTTCCTCTACACAAAGGCACAAGTTACACAGCGTCAAACAGAGACTATGTGGTAGCTACTGCTGGTGGTATTACGATTACCCTACCTGCCTCTCCCAGTGCGGGCGACACGGTGGTTGTCAAAGACGGCACAGGTGCAGCAGCCACAACATCATTTACAGTCGCCAGAAACGGCGAGAACATCGCTAGTTCTGCTACGGATTTAACTTTTGATAAAAACTTTGCAGAGATCGTAATGACCTACGTAAATGCCACTATTGGATGGAGCGTATAGATGAGTAGTTTGTCGGAATTGCTGCCGACAGGCGGCGGGCAAAACGCTGTAGATTTTGTTGCGTCTGGGACTTTGAGTTCTGGGCAGACTGTTGTTCTAAACTCAAATGGAACTGTGAGCGCAGTTGCAGGCAGTTCTTCAACTGTTGGTTCAGAAGCAGTTTTTGAATCGGCTCAAACGGGTGAGACATCGTGTACATTCGACTCAAACTCAAACAAAATAGTCATAGCCTACAGAGATGAGGCTAACTCAAATTACGGTACTGCTGTTGTTGGGACGGTAAGTGGAACGTCTATTTCTTTTGGTACCCCAGTGGTTTATGAAAGCGGATATGTATTTTATCCTTCTGCCGTGTTTGACTCTAATTCAAACAAAATAGTAGTCGCCTATAGAGACGTAGGAAACTCAAGTTACGGTACAGCGGTTGTAGGTACTGTAAGTGGAACAAGTATAAGTTTTGGCAGCCCTGTACTTTTTCAAGGTTCAGGCCGAGTTTTTTTTGTAAGCACTGTATTCGACTCGAACGCAAACAAAGTAGTTATAACCTACGCCGACGATGTAAACTCAGACTATGGCACAGCGATTGTTGGGACTGTAAGCGGCACAAGTATATCTTTTGGCTCCTCTGTTGTTTTTAATACGGCATACGCCATTTTTAATCAAACTACATTTGACTCTAACTCAAATAAAGTAGTTATTGCCTATAGGGACAACGGCAACTCAGACTATGGCACGGCTATTGTCGGAACAGTAAGCGGTACAAGCATATCGTTTGGCTCTGAGTCTGTTTTTAATACGGCTACTAGCGACGATATGAGTATTGCTTTTGATTCAACCAACAACAAAGTCGTTATAGCTTATCAAGATTACGGCAACTCATTCTATGGCACAGCAGTAGTGGGCACGGTAAGCGGCACAAGTATTAGCTTTGGCACCCCCGTAGTCTTTGAATCTGCTACTACATCTTATACTGCAACTACATTCGACGCCAGCGCAAACAAAATAGTTATATCCTATAGAGATGGTGGTAATTCTAACTACGGCACACTTATAGTTGGGACGGTTAGCGGTACATCTATTTCTTTTGAAAGCCCTGTAGTTTTTAACGCAGGTACGACTAACTTTATATCTTCTACTTATGAGCCAAATGCCAGTAAAGTTGTAATAGCTTACCAAGACCTCGGCAATTCATCCTACGGTACGTCTATAGTATTCCAAAACGGAAGCACAAACTCCGCCGACTTCATAGGCATAACCGCAGATGCAATATCTGATACAGCCACAGGTACGGTTAATGTGAGGGGCGGTATCAACGAAGCGCAGACAGGTCTGACCATAGGCGCGGATTACTACGTTCAAAACGATGGCTCGTTATCTACCACAGCATCAGACGTTAAGGTAGGTCAAGCAATCTCCGCAACCACGATTAACATGATGGATTTGACATGAGCAATTTATCAGACTTATTACCTGCGGGTGCTGGCGGCAAACAGGTTAGCTTTACGGCTGACGGCGCGATTAGTCAGGGCGACACGGTTGCATTACAAACTGATGGAACGGTTAAGGCTGTTACGGAAACAAATGTTTCTCAGGGTCTTGGCAGTTCAGTAGTTTTTGAAACAGGATATACCGCAGAGATATGTTCAGCATATGATTCCACAAACGGCAAAGTTGTAGTTGCTTACCAAGATGTAGGTAACTCCAACTACGGAACGGCAGTAGTCGGAACAGTCAGTGGAACCTCTATTTCCTTTGGCAGCCCAGTTGTTTTTGAATCTGCTTTTGTTCGCTACACGGATATTGTTTATGACAGCAATTCAGGAAAAATTGTTATTGTTTATCAGGATCAAGCCAATTCAGAAAAAGGAACAGCTATTGTAGGTACGGTGTCTGGAACATCTATTTCTTTTGGGTCTGCGGCTCTATTTAACAACGGAGTCACCACTTGGATACGTGCGGCATTTGATTCTACTAACAATAAAGTAGTTGTCGTTTACCAAGATGAATCTAATAGCAATAAAGGAACAGGAGTCGTTGGAACCGTATCAGGTACATCTATATCCTTTGGTTCAGAGGGAATATTTAATACAGGTACATCAGGCTCTAACCAGACTTCTATTACATACGATAGCGGAAATGAAAAAATTGTCGTTGCTTTTCGGAACGCAAGTAATAGTAGCTATGGCACTGCGGTTGTTGGAACAGTTAGCGGAACTTCTATAAGTTTTGGGGCATTAACTGTATTTGAAAGTGCATTTACTGAATATACATCAGCAGCTTTTGATACTGTAAACGGTAAAGCCGTAATTTCTTATAGAGACGCGGGAAACTCAGACCGCGGTACAGCAATAGTAGGGACAGTTAGTGGTACATCAATTTCCTTTGGTACGGCTATAGTGTTTGATTCAACTGCTTCTAGGTTTTTTTCTAGTGCTTACCACGCTGCATCTGGCACAGTTTTAACTGTATACGCAGATGGCTCAGACGATGGCTCTGTAATTCCGTTAACAGTCTCTGGAACTTCTGTTAGTGCCGGTACTAAAGTAACTTTCTTTTCAGGTAATATGGGCGGAGGCCCCACAGCTTGTACATACGATTCAGCAAATGCAAAGGTCGTTATTTCATATAGGAATATAGGGGTTAGCTCAAGAGGCACATCAGTAGTTTTCAATCCCGCTTACTCCGTAACCAACTACACCGACTTCATAGGCATAGCAGACGCAGCGATCTCTGACACCGCATCGGGCAACATTACGATTAAGGGTGGGATTGCCTCCAACGGCCTGAGCGGTCTAACCCCTAATGCTACCTACTACGTTCAAGATGACGGCACATTGTCCACGACATCCTCTAGCGTTACAGCCGGTAAAGCCCTGTCAGCTACCAGCATCAACTTGGATTACAGTTCATGAGTAATTTATCTGATCTATTACCAGCAGGCGCTGGAGCAAAGAGTGCTACGTTTACAGCTAGTGGGACTTTGAGTTCTGGTCAGACTGTTGCGCTAAAGGCCGATGGGACGGTGGAGGTTGTTTCGAGTACATCGAGCGTATTGGGATCGCAAGCAACTTTTGAAAGCGCACCTATAGACTACCCTGCGGCAACTTATGACTCTTCAAACAATAAGGTAGTGGTAGCTTATCAAGATCAAAATAACAGTAACTATGGAACCGCCGTAGTAGGGACTGTATCGGGAAGCTCAATTAGTTTTGGTACACCGGTTGTTTATGAGTCTAGAGAATCAGACTACATTTCTATTACATTCGATCCTAGCGCCAATAAAGTTGTTATCGCGTCCAGACGTGCAGTTGCCGCTAATAAAGGCGAAGCTTATGTTGGCACAGTAAGCGGTACTTCTATTTCTTTTGTTGGTAGCGTTAAATATGGAGACGATGACACTAGATATAGCGCGATAACATACGATTCTAACGCACAAAAAGTTGTTATAGCCTTTCAAGACTTTGATTACACTTCACAAGGAAAGGCTATTGTCGGTACGATAAGTAGCGGGACTATATCTTTTGGTACTCTAGCAACTTTTGAAGCTGCTCAGGTTGATCACATCGCTATTACTTACGATTCCAATTCCAATAAAGTAGTTATAGTTTACAGAGATGTAGATAATTCTGAATATGGAACGGCTGTTGTAGGCACCGTAAGCGGTACATCCATTTCTTTTGGTACCCCCGTTGTGTTTATAACTGCAACCGCTCTTATGAACTCTGTAGTTTATGATTCTAGCAACAATAAAATAGTTGTTTGTTTTAGAAACGAAACTAATTCAAATTATGGAACAGCAATAGTTGGAACAGTGTCTGGCACAAGTATATCTTTTGGGACACCAGTAGTTTTTGACTCAAACGATTCTAGATATATAAGCGCATCGTATCATTCTGCAACAAACCAGATAGTAGTAGCGTATGAAGATCAAACCAATAATAATGGAGCGTATGCTATAGGGTCTGTATCTGGGACAAGTATATTTTTTGACTCTCCTTCTACCTATAACTCCGGTGTTTCAAGACCTGTAGCCACTACATACGATTCTACGGCTGAAAAAATAATAATCGCTTATGGAGATGGAACTACCGCAGGCGCGGCAAACACTTTAACTCCCAGTGCAACAAACTCCGCAGACTTCGTAGGCATTACAGACCAAGCCATAGCCAATACAGCTACAGGCTCCGTGGTTGTTGAGGGCGGAGTAACCGAAAAGCTATCTGGTCTGACCACAGGCTCAACCTACTACGTCCAAACTGACGGTTCTCTTTCTACAACGTCTTCCAGTGTGACGGCTGGCAAGGCGCTTAGTGCAACAAAACTTTTACTGAAAGGATAGACAATGAAGACTATTATCGAAAACGGTACTAACTGCTCAAAGTATCTTTTTGCTGATGACAAGCAGGTAAACATCACTGCGACTAATATTGAGGTAGGCGATCCTGCAAACCTTGATTTTATTATCGGTGACCTGAACAGCAGCAACTGCACACTGGTCGAGGGCGTTACAGAGCCTGATGATTGGTACGGCTGCAAGTACCACTACGCTGATGGCGCTTGGACTGTAGACCCTGATTGGGTTGACCCACGCATTACTGAGTAATATTAGGCTATGCCTAATGGAGACGTTGGCACTTTTCGTAGGGGTAGAATAAAGCTACGCGAAGAAAACACAGACGAGT